ATCGCTCGCAAGGCCTTCTGATCGCGGCCGGCTGCGGCAATTTCCATCTTCAGCGCGTCGGCGAACGGCTTTTCGGTTGGTCGACCGCCTGGATTGCCTGATTTGCCCTTGACGAAGGTCACTTGTTTTGAAGCCTCAACTATTTAGGAAGATTATGGAACATTTAGCCTAAATGATTACAATCATCCAGCTAAGTCCATGAAAAAACCCGCGTTTTTGGCGCGGGTCCGACTTCACACACCGGACACTGCTTATGTCCGCTTGTCAACATTGTACCTTGGTACAATACGGTGCAGTGGCTGCAACGCGGGAGTGTTATTTCTTGTTCCCATTTTGTCCTCCGGTGAGCCTGATCATTGCCATGGGGTGAGCCTGCCACTTGGCGAATCGTGGCCCGCCGCCCCTGTCCGGCTCGGAGACGATGTGGTCAGCACCCCACCCGACGGTGCATGTCGAGTCCGGCACCGACCGTGCCTCGCGGAATAGCCCTACAGCCGCTGTGGTGTCGCCGCCCATGCGTTTAATTTGCCGGCAGGCGTCAAGTAGCGGGGATTTGGAAATTCCAGCCAGCGCGTAGCGGGGGCAGGTCCAGCGCCATTTCCCGTGTCGGTTTACTTCCTCGCCGAGTTCTACCCTGATCATCGGCGCCGATCCGACCAGTAGATGGACAGGACGGTCAGGCCAACCCCGAGGGATGCGAGTTGGTGGTGGCCGGCCGGCATCTGGCCTTGCTCGCAGATGGCCTCCACGGCGCGCCTGGCGGGGGTGCCCGAGACGTTGAGGATGGCGAGGGCTGAGATGTACTGGTGCAGGGTGTGGGCGTGCTGCTGGGCTTCCCTGAGGCCTGCGGGGCTATCCGGGTCTGGTGGCTGGCCCCCGGCGGGGTCGAGGTTGGCGGATCTGGGCGCCTTGGGGGACTGGGTAGCGGCGGAGTAGTCGCGGGCGAGGTCGGCCCAGCGGCGGCCGGCGGCGAACTGGGATCCGGACAGGCGGCCCGAGAGGTACAGCCACCCGAGCGGAGTTGACCAGACGGCGTCTCGCATGCCGGCGAGGGCTGCGTCGCGGAGGCGGGTGACCTCGGTGGGGGACGGCAGGGTTGGGTCGGCGCGCGGGGGGCGCCGGACTTTGCCTGACGGCTCCCGGCTGGCGAGGGATTTGCGGCGGGTCATGGTGCTACCCCGCCACCGGGGTATCGGTCGAAGTATCGTTTGTATCCCCCTAAAGGGGGGGGATACCAACGATACCTCTTTTTCGACCAGTATCGCGATACTAAAAACGATACTAACGATACCAATGGAACTTTGATCATGCGAGCTTCCAAAGTTTGCGGTTTTCGTCCCCGTCGTCGGCCCGGATGACCAGGTCTTTTTCGTTCAGGGTATCGAGCGCGCGGGTGATGGATGTGTTGTAGGATCCGGTCATCAACGCCAGCCGGGTAAGCCCGAGCGGCTCACCGGCATCTTTCAGTGCCTTGATGATTTGCTTTTCTACTTTGCCCAATGACACCCCTGCCTCGCCCTCTGGCTCGGCCGGTTCTTCGCCTTCTCTAAGGTTCAGGACCAGGGTTGATTGCTCGCAACCTGCTTGTTCGAAAAAGACTTTTTTCGTTTCCAGCTTGATCGTTTTGAATTCTTCGGCGTCCTTTTGCTTGCCTTCTGGCCCATGATTGATGATGTCGAGCTTGTTGTCCTTGCGGCTGACCTTGATGACGGTATCGGCGGCGCCGCGCAGCACGTTGGATCCGCGCTCGCGCTTGTCCTCATGGACGCCGGAATGGTGGACAATCAGGACATTGGCGCCGGTCGCCTCACGCAGCCGATCGGCGGCGGAAACGTAAGCATTCATATCGGCTTGCTTGTTTTCGTCGCCGGCGCCGAAGGTGCGCGCAAGGGTGTCGATGATGATCAGGACGGGCATGACGCCCAGGGCGAGTATCGCCACAACCATGGCGTCCAGGTCGTCGCTGGTGAGTGCGACGCTGTGGGGGATCAGCTTGAAGGCGGGCTTGGGCAGATCACGGCCCCGTGTGCGGCGCCAGCCGATCGCGCGCCGGCCGAGGCCGTGCGAACCTTCCGCGGCGAGGTAGACCACCAGCCCCTGCTTGACGGGGCGCCCGTGCCACGGGATGCCGCCCGCCACACACATGGCCATGTCCAGCGCCACGAATGATTTCATCGCACCGGAGCGGCCCCACAGCACCGACAAACCACCCTCGGTCAGCACCTCGTCAATCAGGAAGGACGGGGGCGCCAGGTTCTCGAGGTCGTCCAGGTCGAGGATGCGGATCCGGGGCTTGGCCTGGCCGGTCACTTCGACCGCGGTCAGCAGGATGGCACCGACGTCCCCGCCCTCGGCCACGCAGTCGCCAGCGTCCCACTTTGGCGCCCTGTCGGCCGGCGGCGTGATGACCTTCACCCGGCACCCGATCGATGTCAGTTTGGCCGAGACGCCGCGGGCATAGACCATGCCAGGCTCGTCATTGTCGGGCCAGATCACCACCGTCTTGCCGGCCAGCGGGGACCAGTCAGTTTTTTCGATCGGCGCCCTCGCGCCCTGCATGGCCGACGTGGCGACCACCCCGACGCTGTGCAGGGCATCCGCCTTGCCCTCGCCCTCGACCAGCACCACGGCCGGCGATGTCGCAACTGTCGGCAGGTGATACAGCGGCCGAAGGTCCGGCGCGCCCGGCACCCACTTGCCTTGGCGGTAACACCATGGCCGGAACGTCTTGCTGGCGCGGGTGCCGTCAGGCTCGTGCCGCACCACCGACGCCAGCAGGTTGCCGTGCGTGTCGAAATACCGATAGGTCGCGACCGGAGCGCCGAGCAGGACCATGTCGTCCCGCGGCTTGGTCCCCAGCTTGACCTTGGCCGCCTCGATCTTCTCGATCGGCGTCGGGCGCCAGGCCGGCCGGTCAACCTCGACTGCGTCGCCGAGATAGTCCTTGGCGATCTCTTTCAGGGACAGGACGAAGTTGTCCGTTCCCACATAGCCCTGGTTGGCGCGGTAGAGCGCAATGAGGTCGCCGCCCTCCTCGGTGGCGTGATCCTTCCACAGGCCGGCGTCGGCACCGGAGAGCGAGATCCGGAGCGAAGCTCCCGGCGTGCCCATGACGTCGCCAACCCGCGCCTCGCCGCGCGCTACCAGCGCACGCCCCGAGAACAGCCACTGGACGAAGTCCTGCGCAGACGCATTCAGCCGATCGCGAATGCTCTCCGCGCTGATGTCGCCCTTGCGCAATTCGTCCTGACGTTTCGCCAGGTTGAAATCGAGGATGTTGTGGTTGGACACGGAAACCTCATGGCGGGACTTATTCTGGGTAAAGGTTCCGCACGTCAGCTTCCCCAAGCGCAGCAGCAACCTTCTGCTTTGGCTTCACCCGATCGGCGAGCTGCAGATACCAGCCACCCATCTGCCGGCACTCATTGCCGGTGCAATCCCGCAACGCCTTGCCGGTTGGCGTCATCATGTCGAGCAGGATGATTTGTGCCTTGGTTTCGATGGCTTTGGTTACATGCTGGGTTAGTTTGGCCGCTGTCGCTTCGTTCTCGGCTTTTATCTGCTCAACCCGCTTAAAGTTCACTTCTCTGGAAATTGGGAATTCCTGATCAAGCCAATGGCTATAACGGTTCTGAAACCAAGCCTCAAAAATGCCGTCGAGATGCTTCTTGCCCTTGGGGCTGTGCATGAATTCCAGAAAGGTTTCCCGCACGTTTTTTCGCCCCTCTGACGAGCGAGGATCATCCACCTCGGCCATCCATGACACCACCAGAGCCTCGATCTCTATCTCTCGTCTTTTCTGTCGCGTAGCTCCGTGCTGGTTGTGCGGGTAATTCTCAGGTTGCTGCATGGTCATATGTATTCTCCAATTGTTTGAGGATGCGTAAGGCGATGTATCCGTCACGGCAGCGGACCTTCCTGCCAATCAATTTTTGGATTACTCCCACCGCCGCGGTTTCTTGCGCGTAGTGGAGTTGTCGACGCTCGATCATTTTTTGGGGGTTGGATGCATAGTGGCGTCGAAAATAACCTTGCATCTTTTCGCGATTTGACTTGCTCCAACGTTGTTTAACTAAACGCCGTTTCTCAGGGTTATTCTTAACCCAACGATCCTGCGCTGCTTTTCTCTGCGCGATGCGGCACGCCCGCGAACAGAGTTTGCCGCAAGTTCTGGCCTGAAACTCCACTCCGCACACAATGCAGTTGACCGCTTTCATGCGACGCGCTTTCTCGGAAGAAAAAAGTCATTGTCCCAGGCGTGAGCCATGTTTTCAGCGTGTGTGCATGGCTCCAGATTGGAGACGGTATTGTTCATTTTAATTCCGTCCTTGTGATTGACTTCGCTGTCTGCCGTGAGGCCAAGAAATGCCTCTGCGACCAGCCGGTGAACCAGACGCTTGATTTGCTTTTCACCCGGCTTGCGCAGCGAAACGTGCAAATAGCCATGAGCGTGCCTTGCACATTTCATCATGCGTTCCGGCAGCGTCCGCGGCTTACCGCCTTCCCGGCAGACCGTCCTGCTGAGAGATTTCATGCGGCCAAGGTTTGAAACCGCATAAAACCCATCAAAGCCTAAAACCTCTTTCCAAACCTCAATCATTCTGGCTCCAGCAAAATTCCCTGTGTTGACACATTTTGCATCGCCAATCCGTTGGCTTGTCTGTAATGCGTGGAAGCATCTCCCCGGCTTGCGTTGCCTTGATAACGGCAACAGCGCGGTCACTGGCCGCTTGCGCCACTTCGGCATCAAACGGCACAAGAAGGTGCAGCACTTCGCAAGTGTCGGAGTTTACAGCCGTGAACAGTGCGGGGTTTTGATCCAGCCCCAGGTATGCCTGATAGATCGCCACCTGCATTTCATACTGAGGATAGGCTTCTTTCAGACCGTGCTTTTCCAGTTTCTTCCAGCCGGAAGAACCAAGCGCCTTATGTTCGAACAGGCACGGGTAGGACAGCACTGGCGGACCAGCGACAATGATGCCGTCAGCATGTCCCTTGAACATGCCATCGGCCGCAGTAAATGCCGTGGCCGGCGTTCCTCGCTCCATGCGAAAACCCGCCTGCTGCAAAGCCTTGACGGTAATCTCTTCAAACATATGCCCGCGCGAAAATATGCGCTTGGTTCGCGCTGGATGAACCGCTTCCCTCATCCAATCGAACTGAATTTTCCGCAAACATTCAGACCCGATCGCCGACGCGCCCAGATAGGTACGCCGTTCCTCACGCTGTTCAGCAAGCGCAGCCTCATCCATGAATTTATTGATGGACGTCGAGATGTTGGTCGCCGAAAGGTTGGCGCCGTTGAAGTCTAAAATCTTCGCTGTTGCCTCAGAACGGTATTTCGTCATCTCTCAACTCTCCCCTGGCTAACAGCCCACCGCCATTGCGCTTGCTCATTTCACGCTCGGTTTTTTCCTGCGATGTTTGTGTGATCTTGCACTCGGCGCCCTCGTCACGAGCCATCAGCGCCTTGTCGACCAGCGCGTGGATATTCCAGACAAACGTGGTGATCTGGTCCTTCGACCAGTCGCCGATCGGCCTGTCCCACGGCACGCCGGGAATATCGCCCAGCGCCGGCAGGATCGATGCCGCGGCGCCAGCCTCCCACGGCTGCGGGAAATGGCCCGGCATGCTGCGAATGGCCGGCCTTTGTTCGGATCCACGCAAAGACCGCGGCACACGCGATCCATCCCCATTCAAGATTGTTGAGAGAGCCAATCATGGCCCTCCCATTGATGTCGTGTTCGGTGATGACCTGCTTTGCCGCATTGATCGAGGCCTGGATGGATTTCTCCATCCACTCGGCCTCGATCTTCTGCAGGCGCTGTACGGCGCCCGTCATGTCAGGAAGCCCACGCAGGCTTCTTGACGGCACCTTCCGCCGGCGCAACAGACGGAGCCGCCACATTGGCAATCGCCCCGCCAGCGAGCTTTTGCACCTGCTCGACCTTCTCCCACGCCTTGCGGTCGGGCGTGATGGCGGCCTCGAGGCTGTTCTTGTCCTTGAAGCCGGATCCCTCCTTGGCCTTTTCAATGCCGATCTTGGCAATGAAGCGCAGGCCGTCGAAGTCGCCCCAATTGTTCATGCGGCGCCCGGCCTTTGCGGTGTCGCTCTCGTCGTCGGGGCGAATACCCTTCGCGCTTTCGAGGATGGCGCGCAGGCGAGACGCGGAAATATCCGCCGCCTTTGCGTGGCCCTCCGTCACGCCTTCCAGCGTGAATAGACCCCAGAACTTGCGCTTGGCGAACGGGCCTTCTGTGATGGTAAACTCACAGTCGAGCATGAGGCTTTCGCCGCTCTTGCTGCGCTTGAGCCAGCCGCCATCGCCGGAATTGCCAGGACGCACGGTCATGTGAACCTTGGCGATCGTGCCTTCGGGAATAAGAGATCCCATCTCACGCTGTTCGGACGCATTGTTGAAATCGATAGCCATTTTACGTTCTCCTTTGCTTTATGCTGCTTCAGTGGTTGCGGTTTTTTCCGTTTGCTGCGGAATGCTGTGATTGAGGACGTGCCGCGGCCCCTTCGCGCCGATCTTGGAAAGCAATTTCCCAAGGTGAGGCTCTTCAACCTGGTCGAGCCGGCCAGAACGATCCTTGGCCGGAAACGCCCACGGGTTGGGCTGCGTGCAGATCAGCGCACGAACCAGTTGCCCGTCGCCGAAATCAACGAACTGCATGGTCAGGATCTGGTCGACAATGCCGGGCAGTTCCTTGCCGGTCTTGCTGCCGTCGATCTGCAACTGCCAGGACGTGGTGTTGAACTCGTCCTTGAGGTTTTCGAGGATGCCGACGAAGAACACGTTCTTGCCGCGGGCATGCTGCAAGTGCGTCAGCCACGCAATCATCTCCCGGCCCATCAGGCCGTAAGTGCCGCGGACGTCCTTCTTGCCGCGCTCGTTGAAACTCTCGGGCTGCTGCTCGCACCAGCGGAAGCACAGGCGCCCCGCCACCGTGATGCTGTCGACAAAATAGGTGGCGTATTTCTTGAGAGCGTCGGCGCCGCCCATCGTCTCGCACACCGCGTCGTAATGCGCCTGGCTGTAGATCGACGTTGCCGGCAGTGCCGGGTTGGGACCGCCGAGATAGCAGGCCAGATCGCGGCATTCTTCCCAGGTGCGGGGCTGGAACGTGTCCACCTCGATGTCGCGCACCGCGAGATCGCCCGCCTCGAGGTCGACAAACAGTGTCGACTTCGGGTCGAGCGTGCGGAGCAGTGTGGTCTTGCCGACGCCAGCCGGCCCGACAACGAGCGCCTTGACGCCCCTGTCCTGTGCCATTCGTTCGTCTGCGCTTATGATCTTCAGTCTACGTTCAGTCATTTTGCTTTCTCCTGTGCTTGGTTTGCTTCTTCTCTTGGGTAATTTCGCAGCGCCCCGATCGACGCTAAAAATTCAATCGCCTGGTCCATTGTTTTCGCCATGCCCCACTCGAAACCGAGCGACCGCGCCATGTCGCGAAATGCCTTCTGGTCGGTCGAGAGCTTGCCGCCCTTGATCTTCATCTCCAGGAATGCCGTGCGGCCGTGCGGCATCAGGAAGATCAGGTCGGGAATGCCGCGCTTGGCGCCTTCTTCTTTGAGACGAACCGCGACGCGGATGTGGCGGACGCCGCCATTAGGCACTGCGAAGAAATAGCAGTCCGGCCGCAGCGCCAGCGCCAGGTACTGGCACAGCGTCGCCTGCAACTGATGCTCGCTCGTTGCGAGTGGTGAGCGCAGCCTCATTGCGGCTCACCCCGCATGGCTGCATCCGCGGCCTCGGCGTTGAGCCGCAGCAACTGCCGGCGCGTCAGCGCGAACCTGTGCATCTCCTCGGTGCCGGCAATGCGTATGTTGAGCACCGGCTGCTCGCTGTCAGGCAGCGTCAGGTAGATAAATTGCAGTGGCATCGCGTTGTCGGTCATTCCCATCCCTTCCGCGCCGGGTGATGCGTCAGCGCGTAGTGCGGCGGGCAATAGGAGCGGCCCTCGTCCGACTGCTTGCCGCAATAGAGGTACGGTGGATCCTCTCCCTCGACCGGGTATTTGCAGTCGCCATAGCCGAGCTGATAGATCGTCAACGGCTCGTCGCAGCGGGGCTGGTTGTCGGCGAGCGGCTTCCACGGCTCCTGGCGCAGCTTCGGGCCGGTGCGGATCTTCAGGGGGCGTGGCGGCATGCTCATCCTCCTTGATTTCCCAATGACGGCGTTGCGGGTGAGCGGAGGGACGATGTTGAACTCGTCCGACAGCATGTCCGCCATTTCGCTGCTGCTGTAATTCTCCGGCGCCGCATGCAGCGCAGCCAACCGCTGCGTCATGCCAGGCGTCAGATCCCAGATGCTGGTGGGAACGGTGGTCACGTCGAGATTTTCCCAACGCCGTCGCTCAACTGCCTGCAGACTTCCTGACCGCGCTGGGCCTCGGCCGCGACCTTGGCGCCGAGTTCGTGCAGCGTGGTGAGGTCGGCTTTAGTCTTGGCAACGGAGGCAACAATCTGCGCCTCCAGCGCGTCGGCGCTCTTGCGCAGCAGCGTTAGCTGCGAAATCCAGTCGTCAGCGATTTTGCTGACACTTTCGAGCAGGAGGCCATGAACCTGATCGCCGAACGGCGCGATCTCGGGCTGTAGTGCTTCGATGAGGGTTAGTTTTGCGGTGGTTTCCACGATGGTTTCCTTTTTGAATGATCGGTCAGCCGCCGAGCCGCTCCCTGACAAGAAATGGCTCGGCGACGTCCTTCCGCGCGGTGGAGCGGGGGACTAGTTTCCGCGCGGAATTAGCAAACGGTCTTGTGCAACAGGGAGATCGACTTTTCGTATTGTGCTTGGGTCAGCTCTTTGCTTTTTCTCATGCGCGTTATTTTGCGCATGACGAGCTGCTTCTCGCCGTCCAATGTCAGGTCAGCTATTTTGATGGCTAGTGCCGCTTGGTTCTTGCCGTACTCGATGGCGAGGAACAGTCCGCGATCAAGCAACTCCCGGAACAGAACACTGAGACGGCGACGGACCTTCTCCTTGTTGGGGATGTTGTTGGTGACGTGGGCAAACTTTGCCACCTCTCCTACCTTCATCCATCTGTCCGTTCCTTCCTCGATGACGTAATCGGCAACGAGGCTGGTATTCCATCTTCCGTTTGCAATGAACGTGCGACCGTTAATTGCGGCTACTAGCAGCTTGGATGGTGCAAGGGCGGGAGCCGTCAATGCAGTATCCTCGCTATTGACCTCATTCATGAATGCACTCCTTTATGCGTGGGATTTGAGCCGGTCACGCACACGGCTCAGACGCGACATCGCGTCTCTCGTTCCGCCCTTGTCGGGGTGGAGTTCTTTCGCCAGCACCTTGAAGCCGATGTCGATTAGCTTCAGTGCCAGCTTGCGATCAGCATCACGTTCCTGCTGCCGCGATAGGTTTTCGTTCTGGATGCGCTGTGCTTCTGCGCGGGCGCGGTCGATGTTGTTCTTGACATCTTCACGCCACGAAGCAGGCTTGCCGTAATTAGGATTATCGCGAGTTTTGGAGATCGCATCTCGGAAGCTGGTGAACGGGGAATCATCGATTCCCGAATTGTGGCGAGCCCAGTTTATGTATTCGTTGGCTTGCCTACGTCCGACATTAAAATTGCGCTGACACCAACTATCGAACTCTGTAGCGTTCATTTGCGGCCTGGCCTCGATCATCTTTTCGCCAGCTGCTTGGTAATGCGGCCTTCCAGCCTGCTTTGCCGCCTCGCGTGCCCGCTCCAGATCCTTCTGGATCAGCGGGACCAGCACGCTGAGTGGACGTGCGACTGACTTGCCTTCATGCATTGCGACCACCGCCATTTATTTTTTCTCCTGTTTCATTTGCAGACGACGCTCGTCCACTTCATTTTCTTTTTCGACGCGCTCGCACAGCCGGACGTATGCGGCTCTGAATTTTTCGAACAATGCCTTCATGGTTTAATCCTTCTCCAAAGCAGCTTTAACCGCAGCCACAACAGCGTCAGCAGGCCCAACGAGGGCTTCAGTGATTTCGATTTCATGACGCAGCTTCCGCATTTGGCGATTGCATTCGGCTTGATATGCCGCAGATATTTTCTGGTACGCGGAAACGCTTATGGTTTTGATTTGCTGTCGCCGGTAGCGCAGCGACCACAGCAGCCCGTAGTCGATGCCGTATTCGCTTGCGACGCGGTGCATCGCGTTTTCAGTGTCGCCGGGACCGCGCGATTTCATCTGTGTCAGGTCTTTCGACCATCTCTGCGCACGATCGATGTAAACGGCGTCTGGCATTTTGCAGCCCGAATTTGCACAAGTGAAAACCTCCCCGCGTTAACGAGGGGCGTTAGGACGCGACTTCCGCTTTGGAGGGCGGCGGCAGGTCAGAAAAAAAGTCGGGTCGCAATTCGCTACGGGGAATCCCGGTAACGCGCTCAACATCGAGAACGCGATTAAGCGGCACCTTTTCCCACTGCGAGATTGCTTGAGGTGTGATGCCGAGATCAGCGGCCAATCGCTCGCCGGTCCCAGCTACTTGAATGGCTTTCTGAAGCCCAATGTCATTTTTATCGGCCATGCGGCGTGTAAAGCACAGCTTGAGTTGCAGGTCAAGCTCTGCTTTGTTTACAGGATAAAGCTATGCTTTATGATATTGATATGGATAGCAAATCGATCGGAAAAAGGATCGCTGCGGCTCGTGCTGCCGGGATTGGAAGGCGCGTCACGCAGGCGGAATTGGCCACTAATTTGGGGGTTAGCCCCCAAGCCGTCTCCGGGTGGGAGCGCGGCGAGTCCTTTCCGGAGGCCGAAAAGCTTACCAGGATCGCCAATTTTCTGAGCGTCTCTCTTGGCTGGTTATTGCAGGGGGATGAGTCCGGATATTCCGCACCAACACCAGACGACAAAAACACAGTTATAGTCCGCTTGGTGGACAGCGTTCCGGCTGGCAAGCTTGCGGCCCCGATGTCGCAATTGGCGATGGAACAGCTTCCTTTGATGATTTTTAACAACCTCGACCGAGGCGAATATATTGCGCTTACTGTGGACGGCGACTCCATGGACCGGATTTCCCCCGATGGATCCATCATCGTCATCAATAAATCCGATCGCACCCTCGTTTCCGGAAAACCATACGTTTTCTGTCACCGCGGGAGGGTCACTTACAAGCTTTGGCGCCCAGAGCCAGCCCGGCTCCAGCCCCATTCTACCAACCCGATGCACGAGCCGATCTACGTCAAGGACAAGGTCGAGGCCGAAAAACTCGTCGTTGGCCGGGTAAAACGCTCCGTTTTGGATCTTTAGCCCTCTTCCCCCACTCCACAAAAATAAGTCGACCCTTTTCGACTTTATTGTAAAGCTACACTTGACCACAAACTCAAGCTGTGCTTTATATTGCCCATCAGCCGGCCAGCGCGGCCAGCCTAATGGGGACTAACCGATGTCATCGATCCACACCCTCGTCGCTCTCTTCGCCGCCGAACCCACGCTCGCCAACGCGAAGAAGGTCGTCGCCAAGGTCACCCACAACCCGATGTCTCCCTGCCTGCTGCTCGCTGACGGCTTCGCGCAGGTCGAGAAGGCGAAGGCGACCGTCGCCGCCTCCCGCCTCGTGGAGGCGTGACGTGATCGACCTAACCGCCATCGTCGCAGGCGCCATCACCGTCGCGCTGGTCGTTTCAATCTACATGCTGGTCATCACTGAATTTAGGGGAATGCAATGAACACGATGCGATTTGAGTTCGAAAACGAAATGCCGCTGGTCGTAATCGACAAGAACACCTCGGCCGGCAACGTCGACGGCAACGCCGAGATCGAATACTCGCGCGACGGCAGTTGGGAAATCACCGGCATCTATATCGAATGCTATCGCCAGCGTTCGTTTGTCGAGCGCGCCGCCGTCCCGCCCGTTGAGGCCTGGCCGATCGTGGAGGCGCCGGAGCCATTCAACACCATGATCCGCAACTACCTTGAAGGCGACTGGTGCGACCGCGTGCAGGACGCCGTCGATTACCAGCTCGAGCAGGACCGCATCGACGCTCTCGAGCAGCGTGCCGACATGCGCCGCGATGAACGGATGGGGCTGTGATGAAGATCCTGACAGAGAAAACGCCGCACTACTATTACCGATGGTGCGCGGTCGATGACGATACCTATGACGGTCCAGGAAGCCCTATGGGGTTTGGCCGAACCAAGGAGGAAGCCGAAGCGGATCTCCTTGCCGAGATCGAGGAGCGCGCCAGTGCGTAGCCTCGCCATTCTTCTGCTCTTGGCCTCGCCCGCGCTGGCAGCAGATCCCGACACCCTCACCGCGGAGGACAAGGCGCTGTACCTGAAATGCGCCTACGTCCTCTCTGGACACACCTCAAGGGCAATCATCCCCACGATCGACCTGTCGGACTGGTCGAAAGAAGAACTGGCTTTGTGCATCGAGCCGCAGCCATTCGCGGAGGCGGCGCCCGAGCCTAAGCCCGCGCTGGCGAAGGCAGACAGGCCGGTGTCAGACGTTTGCACCAGGGCCGGCATGCGCAAGGTCTACACCGACAGCGGAACGAGCTGGCGGTGCCGCAAATGAGAATCCCGTCAGCCTTGCGCGAGCAGATCACCAGCGACCATTTCCGGGGATGCCAAGGCCGTGAGTATTCGTGCGACTGCGGCTACGACACCAAGACTGAGCGGCTGCTGAAAATAGCCGCCGCCCGCATCGAGGTGCTGGAAAAACGTGTCGAGGCGCTGGAGACGGCGCTGCGGGTGATTATAGCCGAACCTGATGGCTGTGTTTCCCCCGGCTTCAAGGTTTTGGCGGCGACCGCCCTCGCACCGGAGCAGGACAAATGAGCACATTTGTGTTCGCTTGCCGCATCAATCTGCTGAAAGAACTTCGCGACGGCCCGCTGATCGACATTCCGAAAAACTGCGAAGGCCCGCCGTGTGGAGAGTGCCATCTACAGCCGGGTGAGCTTTGCGACATCTGCGGACGCCGCGCCGCCCTCGCATCGGAGCAGGACAAGTGAGATCACCAACTGAACCATCTAAAGAGGTGCGAGAGGCATCTGAATTAATGGCAGCACGCGCCCGCATCGCGACTCTGGAGGCGGCGCTGCGGGAGATCGTGGAAGCCGGAGATTTCTGGGAGATGGACAGTATCGCCCGCGCCGCCCTCGCACCGGAGAAAAACCAATGACACCCGACCGTGAACCGCTGGCGCAGGCCCTCAACTCGATCGTCGCCACGACCAACGTCGTCGGCAGGATGGTCATCCGGCCGGAAACCTACGACGAGGTGCTGGCCGAGGCCGGCACGCTGTGGACGATCAAGTCCAATATCGAGTTCATCCTGTCCTACATCCGGGAAAAGGAAGAGGCGACCCGCCTGAGCGCATGACGAATGAAGCGCAAAGCGCAAGCACTGCTGTTTTTTGCGGTTCATTCCGAACCACTTCTCTTGATCAAGGAGTATACTATGCGAAGACTTTTACTTGCGACCACGGCCTTAATTGCATTCGCGGGGGGCGCGAACGCAGAGACTGTTACTTTTAACTCTTCTGGTACGTTCTCCAACGTATCCGGCTGCGTCTCCAACTGCCCCGTCGCATCAGGTAATACCCTGACGCTGCCGGGCCTCGGCACCAACCAGATCGTGGCGAACAACGTTGCCAACTCGGTCGAGGCAAGTCCGTTCGCCAACGACGTTCTGCTGGCGCAGCTGACTTGGACCAACAACAGCATCTCGCCGCTGTTCGGTGCCAACTCCAACGTCAACTACAACCTGGCGCTCAACTTCACGTCCCCCAACGTGACCGGCGGCACCTCAACCTACGAACTGAATGTCTCCTCGACGTTCCTGGCGGGCGAGTGGGCGTTCGGGTTCTCGGCAGCGGACACGGCTGATCTGTTCTCGACCATCAACCTCACTGGCGTGGCAATCTCCGACATTCACTTTGAGGCCGAAAACAGCCTGTTCCTGTCCGGTCTGAACAAGTGGTACGTCGGCGAGCATCACACCGGCACGCTCAACCTCTACGCCGACTTCACCGACACCGGCACTCAAGGTGCCGTACCGGAGCCGTCGACCTGGGCGATGATGATCCTCGGCTTTGCGGGCGTGGGCTTCATGGCCTACCGCCGGCGCAACCAATTCCGCTTGGCGTAATTCGCCTTCCGCCAACGGAATATTTCGGGGAGGTGGCTGTACCGCCTCCTCGATTTTCTGAAAAAAAACCCGATGACCCGCGCTGTGACATTCACGCAGGCCCAGGTTCGGCGCGCCGTCAAGGCCGCCGAGAGTGCCGGCCTGTGCGTGCGCAAGGTGACGATCGCGCCTGACGGTTCGATCACGGTGGACAGCGGGGACAACGAGCCGCCGGCTGTAGACGGCCGCAAGGCAACCCTCGCAGCGTCATGGGATGACTATGCTTAGGCTCAAATATATCAACGAGTACCGCGACCGCGCCGGCAAAGTCAGGCGCTATTTCCGTCGCGGCGCCGTCCGCAAGCCCCTTCCGGGCGACGTCGGATCACCTGAGTTCATGGCCGCCTATCAGGCACTGCTCGGCGACAAGCCGGCGCCGACGACAAAAGTCGCCGGAAGCCTCGGCCTACTCATCACTGAATTCTACGCCTCGCGCGCGTTCCGAAACCTGAAACAATCCAGCCGGCAAACCTACCGCGCGGCGCTCGAGCCGATCGCCAAGTCGCACGGGCACCGCACCGCCGGCATCACGCACAGGCAGGCAGCGAAGCTGGTTTCCGACATTGCCGACAGGCCGGCCATGGCGAACCTCACCAAGCGGGTGCTGCAGGCGCTTTACAAATACGCCACCAAGGCCGGCTGGGTAGACGCCAATCCCGTTATCGGCGTCGACCATTACAAGACCGGGACGCACCACACATGGACGGAAGGCGAACTGCAGACATTCGAGGCCAGATGGCCGCTGGGAACGCGCCAGCGCCTCGCCTATGCCCTACTGCTCTACACCATGCAGCGCGTCGGGGATGTCGCCAAGATGCGCCGGGCCGACATTGCCGGCGACGAGCTAACCGTCGTCCAGCAAAAGACCGGCGCCGAGCTGCGCTTGCCGATCGTCATCGAGATCCAGCAGGCATTGCGGGCCTACCCAGCAAGAGGATTGACGTTGATCGGGCGCGAAGATGGCCGGCAGATGACGCGGCCGGGCCTGACACGGTTCATGGCGGACGCGATCGAGAAGGCGGATCTGCCGGCCAAGTGCGTCAGTCATGGACTGCGAAAGGCGGGAATGCGCCGGATGGCAGAGCTTGGCTACAGCGTCCACCAGATAGCGGCCTGGTCCGGCCACAAGTCGCTGCGCGAGGTGCAGCGGTACACCGAAGCGGCGGACCAGCGGCGCCTGGCGCGGGATGCCATGGGGAGAAAAGCGAACACGGAGTGACACACGGAATTCCGGAAAATTGACACACGCATGAAAAACATCAACGAAATCAACAGGCGATTAGTCGAAACCCTTAACGAGCTGTTACGACGTAGCCATTTTGGATCAAGCACTTGCAGTGACACACAGGCCAAAAACGACCCATCGCAAGCCATTGATAACATTCGAGGCGGGAGAAAAGTGACTAACCGCCTCTCACGCCGGCGACGTGATCGTCAGCACGCCGGCCGAGCCATCGAAATCGACGGTAAAAACCTCGGTATTGGCGAGCGTGACGTTGACGCCGTTGTCCCACCAGCCAATCAGCGGCTGCGTGCCCACGGTGTTGTACAGCACCGCGTAGCGGAACGGCCCGACCGCGCCGGTTGCCGTAAATGTCACGTCGTTGAGGACCAGTTTGTATGTGCCTGACGTCTGCACCGAGGATCCCAGCGTCGCCGCGGTGCCGCCATTGGTGTAGCCGTTGGCCGTTGAGAGATCCGTGATGTTGCTGCGCACGGTATTGGTCGCAACCGGCGCCGTGACGGTCAGCATGACCTTGAGCGCGTCGGTGCCAAGATCGTGCTTTTTCTCTGCCAGATCTTCGACGAAGCAGTTGAATTTCTGGAACGCTGCGACCGCCATTTGATGTTCTCCGTTAATGTTAATCCAAGGCCTTGTTGACTCTCCCCCCGATCCTGCCAAAGCAGAACAAAGGAAAAATCCATGAAACGTGCTTTATTGCTTGCCGCGCTGTGCCTCTCTCCCGGCGCTGCTCACGCAACTTACTATAGCGTCGACATCTTCGGGGAGTTGCCGGACGGCGTCACGGGAGGTCGAGCAGATGGATTTGCCAGCACCAACGCCTGCACGGCGGGGAATTGTGCTGGTGGTATCAACCCGGTATATGCCTTTCAGGCCCAGCCGGGCGACGTGATTAACTTTGGCACTTTAAGTCTGAGCCCGCTTGTATTTGGGACCGGCAGAGATCTCTCCTATATTCAATGGTTCGATGAGAACGGCGAGCTTCATTTTGGTTCCGGCTATTCCGTCGCGTTCTATACAGGGTCACTTGCCGTGTCCGAGTACTACACTTCTTTCATGCAGTTAAATCACAGCCCGGTCTATTCCTGCAATTCGGGCAACCCGTCCTGCTACCCAAGCATGTATAGTAGGGAAGCCACGACGCCACCTCTGCAAATTGACCTGACGTTTACACTGACTTACGGGTTCATCGAGCTGGGCTGGACAAACCCATCCACATATACCGCACCGGAATATGTTGGTGTCGCTGCGGTGCCGGAGCCTTCTACGTGGGCCATGATGATCCTTGGCTTCGTAGGCATCTCTTGCATGGGCATCCGCCGCCGTCGTCAGGGTGAATCCTTCACTATTGGTTGTAAGCCTTGATGCCCGTGAACAGTGGCGGCGTGGCCTCGTAGATATCAGCAAACATCGCCCAGCATTGTACCCTGGGCTTGTCGCCAGCAAAGTAAAACTGCGAGGGAAACACCGCCGTGAAACCCGACGGGTACTGGTTCGCAACAGGCGGATATTGTCCGAGCGTCCACGACGCATAAATTGTTTGAACGAGCGTAGTCCACGTCGTCGACAGACAGGACGCGCGGCGAAACTGCTCCTTCGGCTCGTTCTGGTAATTGGTATAATTGCGCTGCAACGGATCTGGGCCACCTTCATAGGCGTACATTTTCTTGATGCCCCAGCCGTTCGCCCAGTTTGCAATGTTAAGCCAATAGGTCGGGGCAACCATCAGAAACTCTTGGTTGCCCGTCGTGGTTTGGGTCGTCAGCGTGTACGCATCTTCCTGCGTGCGACGTGTGGCCGGGACGCCAGCGAAATAATCCCCGGTATAGTTCTGCGTTTTATTAAGCGTAAACGGACCAGTGCCGCTCAAGACGACGGTGCCAGAGGCGATCGCCTGCCCGCTCACCTCGTCGCCAATGCTCGGAGCTGTGCCGCTGTTCACCACCATGGATGTGCCGGTAATGGTGCAGTTTCCCTGCCTGGGTGCCCAGGTCGTTACTCTGGTGTTCTCTGCTGCCGTGTCGTATTCGCCTGGCTTGATGTAGCAGGACGTCGTGACGGCCGTCGTGTACAGATACCCGGCCCAGCCGCCCTCCAGAACAAACCCCTTGGCATTCATCGCCCCGTCCATGTCGTTGGGATTTGTCGGCGTCGAACCCTTCGCCAGTTGCACTCCGTGCAGAACCTCGTAGCGGGATGTGTCCGCGGAATAGACGTCGCTGATTGCCTTGCCTATCTTGGCAAGTTGTCGGCCGGTCCACTCAAATACTTCGCCGGGAGCCGGGCTTACCGTGCCGCCGGATGTCCACGTTCCAGTCGACGTTACATCCAACGTTATCCGATTGGGATTGCCGCCAACGTTGATGGCGGTGACATGCGCATATTTATTATCCAGAACAGGGACACCACCCCAGCCCGCACTGAACAGCATGAAGCCGCCAACCCGCCCGAGGTATGGTGCGGTGAATGTGATTGTCGTCGTTGCGCCCGTTGTAACCAATGAAGGCGTGTAGGCAGTGGCGGATGGATTTGTTCCAGACCAGCCCCCTGTGGGAAGCCCTGTAGTAACATTCCAGCCACCCGAGGCTGCGAACTGGTTTGCAACGGCGTAACCATTGTTGTGAAACCCGCCCGCGTTATTGAAAGTTTCGTTGGTGGTTTCCATGATTAATTTCATCCACGGCGGCGCGTTGTCCCGCATGTGGGTGGCAATCCCCGTCACCCAGTTCGCCGTGTCATCGAACATCGGCGCCACGAAATAAGGATGCGCACCAACCGCGGTGCAGAGCGAAAGCATCAACTCGGGCGGCAGGTAGGTTCGCATGCCGGACGAACCAACGGCATTGCCATTACCACCGGCCAAAGACCATGCACCAAGAGCGGCGATATAAACCAGGGTGCTGTAACGATCATTGACCCCGCCATTGATGACGGTATTCGACCCGGCTTCAAGCGGCCCGCAAAAGCCGTTCAGAATGTTTTTGGCCCCCGTACCGCCGACATTCAATGTCGCAGCGCCCGCCGCCGTAGTGTTGAACCAGACATGCACGATTGCCTTGTCAGCAAGCACATAGCCCGGCCACGCCAGACTGAAAGCAGATCCAACGTTGGTTGTGGTTATGCCGCTCGGAGAACAGCTAGCCGGATACCAGGTGGTCGAGCCATACGCCACATACGAAGCAGGCTTTCGGCACGCCCAGTTGACTGTCTTTTCAGTATTGTTGTGCTGAAGATCCAGTGTGCGAAGAACGCCAAACTTTCCCTCGATCAGCTTGGCTACATATTTCGGGCTCCAGATATCACCGGCCAGATATGCCGCCTCGTCGTCGTCGTGATAGACCGCAAGATTGCGCACATAGTTCGGAGAGGCATCCATCGACGCCATGCCGGGGTTTAACGAAAATGCTTCCGTTCCTCCCGCTCCCGACGCACCCTGCGTCCACATATAGCGCCCGATGCAGGCGGTGCCGGACGTGGTCTTGTTGTTCAGGCTGTTACGGCATTGGCCCGCAGAGATAGCCCCGAGGCCGGTCGAGCTAAGTGAGATCTGCACCTTAGTTGCGTCACCACCGACTGCGGCGTCAATGATCTGATAGCGGTTGCCTTCAACGCTAGACCACGTCCCGCCCGACAAGCCGTTGAGCGAAATGCACTGGCCCGTCTTGAGCTGGTTGGTGGTGCGGGCATTGGGCGATACCGGAGCGGCAAGGTTGAGCGTCAGCACCGCCTGCGCAGCGTTGGTCGCCGCCGTGATCGTGTAGGCAACCGCCGTCACCATGTTCTGCGCAACACCATTGCCGTCCCATGTCTGGATCAGATTGCCGGGACGATCTGCTGTAGGCGGATGAACAGTGGTTATCATCCAGCCGCCCGTTCCGATCGACATCGGGTAGCCGTTGGCATCTCGCGTGCTGGGATCAGCCGGTGCGCCGAACTGCGTGCCACCGGCCTGCTTGATGTCATCGCCGCACGCCTTTATCACATTGATAAAAGGATAGCTCATATAAGCGAGATTGACTTGCGACTTGCCGCCGTTGAAGCTGGAACCAGCCGCCGAAACGAGAGTTTTGCGTAAATACCCCATTACGACCACTTCCCGATAAAGTAGTCGTTAAGGCTGTTACGATCGGTGTCCGACAGCGCAGCCTTGGTCAGTATGATTTCAGCGATCTTGCCCTTCCAGAGACTATTGCCTGGGGTAGCACCGCCGGGACTAAGCGCGCCGCCCACTGCAAGCCAGCCGCCATTACCAAACACATTCCCGTCAGTAACGGTCGTCCCCGCCACGTTGTTTACATACGGCGTCGACTGTGTGGAGCTGGCAACAATTCCAACTCGCATATCGGTGGCGTAGGCTGGAAAAGCCATAGCCGCAACAGAGCCGCTCCTGTAGGTGCCGATCTCCTGTGCAGAGCCATTTCGCGCCAGAAGAACACCGCCTTCACCTTGATAGTCAAAATTAACACCATGAGCATAAGCGAGAATGCGTCCATTGGCTTGGGCATCGCTCTCCATTTGGCACACCGCAAATGCCGAATATGGCGAGGCCGTCCCCATCTGCACATTGGCCGCCATCAAAGTGCCTCGCTCGGCAAAGACCGTCGCGAAATAAACCGCTGGCTTGCCGCCGGTCCACGAACTCGCCTGAAAGGCCGGTTGAAGGAACTCGTCGGTCTGTATCATATGGTTGTTGTTGCCGCTCTGATCTCTCCACTCCTTTACCTTCTGACCGTTGGTGGCGGCGGTGCCAGAGGCATTGAGTGTTCCCGCATCAGCCTTGTACCAGGCAACAAGGTTGGGCAGCGATGCTGGTGTCCATAGTGTCGGTGCTGTAAGCGTCGCACTCTGCCCCGCCAGCGCAAACGCGCCCGCGCCAGCCGTTAGTGTATAACCAACGATCGGCTCCATTGCCTCGCCACTCAGCGCAAACGCGCCCGCCAGCGCCCGCAGCGTCAGCGGCGTTGGGTCTATCAGCGTGGTGGCGCCGCCGCTCTCGTTCAGCGGACAGAAATAATCCAGCCCCCGCTGCGCCAGTGTCGGGGTAGTGGCGGATCCGGTCAGCGCCACACCCAGTGCAGACACCGGCACCATTGGCTGGATGCCCCGCTGCCGCAGCGTGGCGGCCGTAGAAGCGTCTGTCGCCACGCCCAGTTCACTAACCGGGCAGAAGTTGCGGATGCCCCTCGAGGCGAGCTGCAGCAGCGTGGCGCCATTGGCTGCGACGCCAAGGGGCGTCACCTCGCAGATCGACCGCATCCCCCTGGATGCCATTTGGGCGATCGTGGACGTGCCGTTGATGGCTATGCCATTGCCATCCACCAGCGCCGCCGCGCGAATGCCCCGTGAGGGCAGAATGTCGACATCAGCCATCTAGCAACCTTTGCAGACTTTGGGATTAAACGGTTCGGCCGGAGGCAATGGCGGTGTCTCCGAAGCGAAAGGGGCTCGAGAGTTTGAACGACCCGCCGCTCGTCACCATCTGCACCAGCCACAGGACGGCTATCAGCGCGACAATGACCCAGATCAACTGCAGTACCTTGGGCGGAATCGGCACCCCGAGGTAGATGACGATCGCGAAAATGCAGAGCCAGATTAAAAACGTAATGACAGAGGTAAGCATGATCATGGCCTCCTGTTGCCGACGCACCGGGCAATCTGCACCGACGTTTTCGCCAACTGCTTGCACTGCACCTCGGCCTGAATGGCGTCATTCTCGGCCCGTGTGTAGACTTCGGGATCGTACAACTCGAGCCCGAGCCGCTGCTTGGCGCATCCTCCGATCGACAATGCGATGAGGGCCAGCAGCAGGGCCGCCCTCATGGCGGTGGCGGCGCGGGAGGAACCATCGGCGCAGCCTGCGCCTGAAGCATCGCGACGAAGGCGTCAGAGATAATTGCAGCCTGCAACAGCAGCGCCTCGAACCTGGCCGGGATGGCGCCGCCGTGCGGAATGGCGTGAATGGCTTGCGCCGAGGCAACAACCGTCGTCAGCGCCGCAGTCACACCATCGTCAATGCGGGCGTTGGCATCGGGCGGCAATGGCAGGTTGGCGGCTGCTTCAGTAAAGGCCACCACCTCGGAGTTATCATCGGGCAAGTATTCCTCGGCGTAACCCGGCTGCGCGTTGGCATACAGGCCATTAATTGCGCCGCCTTCGTTGCGTGAAACATACGGCATCAGTCGTCCCTCCCGCGCCGATCGTTCCAGCCATAGGTATTGATGTAACAGATCGTCGCGGCTTGATTGGCAATCATGCGAATTTGCGCAGCCGTGTTGGTGCGAATGGCCGCGATAGCAAGGAAGGTTGAACCGTTTGCCACATATGTCTGCAGCGAGATATTGAGGCCAACCGAGGTGACCGTTTCACTCGGAGAATGAAAAGTCGCAAAGCCAGCGGCTCCGGTGATGTTAATACCGATGCGCGTCAAGGCCCCGACATTAACTCCTGATGGAACCGATAGGGCAATGAGTGTTGGCGTTGTCGGAACGGCTGCGGCAGTCGCATCCTGCACAGCAGCCACCCACATGAACTCGTCACCCAATTGAGTAAACGCAACCCATAGCGATGACGCCGTTTTCATCGAACCAATACGTCGGAATTGCGTGAAGCCAGCCGCAACCGGAAGCCCGCCGGGGGTCAGACTTACACTCACGCAAACGTCCATTGCGCTGGTCGTCGGGTTGCGGATCAAGAACACATGATACCAAGCCGCCGCCGCAATCGCCCCGGTGTCGAGCGCGCCGTTGCCGCTTCCCGCAACCCAGGTGCCGGTGGTCTTGGTAAAGGCCGCCGCCAGCGTCATCGACACCGCGTTGGTGCTATCGGTCGCAACGCCAGCCGCGATGCCGAACGTTGCAGAGGAGCCCGCCGTGGACAGCGTCAAGCCCGCGAGATAGCTGCGCATAACCGTCGATGGCGGCACACTGGACGATCCACTGTGTACCCACGCCATTCCGTCCCAGATATAGCCGTTGGAAATATCGCCGACAGTCGGAGTGCTGGGAAAGTCGTAAGCCATCAGAATTTCCCTTTATTAAAATCTTCCAGTGTCAGTGGTGGCTGGCCCTCGATAGAGCGGATGCGGTTTTCGTGATCGAATATCGCGAGTTGTTCGTTGCTTGGTTCAGGCGGCACCGGATCAGGCGGAACGTAGGGATCGGGCACGCCGCCAGCCTCGACCCACTGCAAATATTCCGCATAGTGCGTGTTCGCGGGATCGGGCGGGATATGCCAGACTGTTCCGTCCTCTTCCGTAAAGATGACGGGGCAAGGCTCCTCAGTAGCTGTGAGTTGATATTCTGACATCAGAGCCTCGCGTTTGCAATTGATCCAGCGACTATATGCGCGTTGGCGCTTAGTGCAGAAATATCCGAACCGTCTACCGATGTCTCAAACACTACGCCCACCGTCCCGCTGGCAAAAGCCATAGCGGGAGTGATGCGCTTGCGCACCTTAAAAGTCCAAAGCGCGTGAGAGTAATTGCCCGCACCGGGGAACGATCCAGCACAAGCGTTTAGAAGTTTTTCCCAATATCGAAAACACCGCAACAATTCTTCATCGGCGGGCCTCATGACGAACGGTGTCACAAGGGAGCCGCTTTCGAGTTTGACGGTGCCGAGCGTGCCCGCATTGAACTCGACCGACATCACTGTACCCGCCGTTTGCCCGGTAATCAGCAATGGGCTGGCCGCATAAGCCCCTGCCGGCGTCAGTGTGTTGACGCCAGCGCGAGCCTGCGCGGTGCCGGTCCAACTCAGGACATAAGAACCACCAACGACGTTGATATCCTCGATTGGCTGGATAAGCGACTTGCCGGATGCGATGGTTATCTGCGTGCTGCTCTTGAGTTGTGTAAAGGAATAGTCGCCGCCAGAAGCGCCAGCTTTCCATTGATCGTGACCGTACGCTGCTGCGGCAAGCACAGCGGCGGAAACATACCCACCCTGATTGATGCGGAAGTCTCCGTTGATGATTACGTTCGGATTTACTGTAACTGCGCTATTCTCAGACACAGCCGGCACAGCCGATACCCACGCCGACGAATTTATGTCTTGGTAGTAGACGAACAGCACACCGGTATCGGACTGCCACCATAGGTCGCCATCGGCAGGGGTTGGCGGCGGGGTGTCCGACGTAGTAACACTGGCACCGCCGCCGCCCGACGCCAATATCTCGGCGATGGTCTTGCCGCCGTCCTTGATGATCTTGCCGCTGGTGCCATCATAGACCGCGATGCGGTCTGCAACTGAACTAGCTGGGCCAGTAACGTCACCACTGCCTACAGCGCCCGCCGGGTGGACATGATCCTCGCGCGCATACTTCAGTGAGACACCAACCGCAGCGACGCCGTCAGCGAGCGGGATTGCCGTAGCCGGCGCTACTCCGCCGCTGATAACAGGCGTCCACGCCAGCGACTGCCGGCCGTACTGGATGCCATCGTTCGGCGCCTCCGGAAGGGTGCCACCGGACGCAAGCACCGAAAGCGGCACCAGCGAATAAGTGCCGGTGACATCATTCCAGAGCAGCACGTTGGAGTGTGTGGCGTCCCCCACGCCGCCAACAGGCGGCGCGAAGTCGCTGTAGTCGAGATCGAACCTGTAAGTGCCGTTGGCCTTGATGACATCGACCCCCGTGCCGTCGAGGATTGTTGCCGGGAACGACACCAGCGCCTTGAGTTTGACCTTGGGGAGGAGTGCCATCAGGGGATCGCCGCCAATGCTGCCTTGAAATCGGTGATGCTGATGCGGCGATAGGTGTTCTGCGAACTTTCCCACAGCAACAGGAAAGTGGTCGCCACGGCAGGCGCCGGGATGGTGGAGATCAAGGCCAGTTCGCTGTAGTCGAGATCGAACGTGTAGGTGCCATTTGCCTTGACGACGTCGATGCCGGTGCCGCCACTTACCGTTGCCGGAAAACTCACCATCATCTTGAGTTTAATGTCCGGGAAGTCTGTCACGACACCACCCCGTCCACGATGATCAGCGGCCCGACGCTTAATTGAACGGTTTGCGTTCGATCGTCATTCCACACTGTCAACCCGGTGTCGCACTGGCCTGGGCAGAAGCCGCGCATTTCCTCGAGCGTGAAGAACCAGCGAAACGTGCCGAGCGCCGGGAAGGTCAGCTTGCCGTTATCGCTCGATGCCTCCATCGAAACCCTGTTCTTATCGCGCAGCGAAAACACCATTTTGCACGGCGCGAGATCGATCGGATTGTCATCGAGGTCCGTCACCATGCCGACGAACACCCATGAGGCGCGATTGCTTTGCGGGGGGAATGTGATTTCGTACATGGTCAGAGCTTTATGTAAAATGTGCAAACCATCGTCGGCTGCACGATGGAAAATGCCGCGGCTGTGCCACCTTGCGCGGCGCCAGTGAATACTGAGGCCGCCTGCGAGGCGGTGATCGTGGCGCCAGTATAAGTGCCCAACACTGAGCCTGGCGTGATATCGGATGAAGCTGTACTGGTGTTGCTGGCGGCGTTGTGTGTAATGGTGATCGCGCCGTTGGTAACCGATCCAGTCGGCGTGTAGGCCGGAAGGTTTGTAGTTCTGATTATTCTGGCCTTGTCGGTGCCGCTGCCGACTACGTTCGCAGCGTTCACTCCGCCGAGTGTTGTGCTGGCCACCTGGACACTCAGTCGCGCCGCATCTGTGTTGCCCATGTCGTCCATCGCGGCAAAAACACGTCCGCGCAAATCAGGCAATGCGATTTGTTTGTTGGCGGTCCAGTCCGCTGTCGCAGTGGGTCCGCGACCTCCGCTGACGACGAGTGCACTATCGACACCCCACAGATGCTGAAATAGCGCCTGGCAATCCAGATTGGAGCGTTCAGTTGAGCCAGACGTCGCCGAGCCGATCGTGAGGCCATTCAGCCTGACGTAGCCGGATATAACACCTACGTCGTAACGAAAGATCATATTCCCGGTCTGGATCAATTGCGTCGGGTCTACCGTGGCGCCGCCGCCGCCGCCGCCGGACGAGGGACCAATCACCATCACGCTGTCGGAGGCGAGTTGCACGACGCCTGAACTGTCCTGCAGGCGGATTTTCACAAACCCGTCCGCGACGAAGAACTGCGGCACTCTGCCGGCCGCGTCCAGCGTCATCGGGTACGGCATTGGGATGGTCAGCCCGGTGTCCTGATAGGCGTTCTGCGGCGTCGAAACCGTGCCGACCTGGATGATGTACAGTTGCCCGCCGGACAGCGGGGTGCCATACTCATTAAATTGCTGGGTCATGCTCAATGGAATTGTTCCCGACATATTCCGTCCTCAAAGAAAAACCCGCCGGAAAGGCGGGCTTGTTCGTCTATTGCGTTGCTGTTGCGCTGCTAGCGTACTGGCCCTGGAACCTGTTGCTGCTGTTCGTCGGCGCGTACTGCGCCGCCCGCCTGAATGGCTGGGAAATTACCGGCCTGCTGCCCCCCGACGCGCGCAGCGGGGAGGTTCAGCTTGAGAAGAACATCACGAAGCACGGATGAGTTGGCGACCATCTTGATGCCGGCATCGAGTATTTTAGGATCATCAGACGCCAGCATCTCAGCAACCCGACGCGCCACGCGCTGGTCGATCTTCCTGCCGCCGGCAAGGATTGCGCCCGTCAAGGCCGCAGTCCCAATCTTTTGCGGGTCCATGTCGTAGATACCATAGCCGCCAAAAGTACCTACCCCTCCAGCCGCCCCTGCCTCGATCCACTGCCGCGTTGTGGTCGAATTTCCCTGAACCGCATTCTTGATGCCGTTCATGGCGCGCTCTGCCAGAAGTTTTGCCTCCAATTGCGCGGCCTTCTCGGGACCAAGCACCAGATTGATCTGCTTTTTGGCAAACTCGGAATTGAATATCTGCTTGACGACATCCTGTCCGTCTTTCAGATCTTCGATCTTGGCAATCAGGTTGGAGACAAAACCGGCCTCGAATAGCTTGCGGTCGCTCGCCGTCAATTGGGAAAGAGCCTTGCGCGCCTCGCCAATGGACATCGCATCTCGACCGCTCATCGTTGCGAACTTCGCGCCTGCCTCCAGCGCCTCTTCCGCACCGAAGAACTTGGCGGCCCCTGATCTTGCCGTGTTGTAACTCGGTACAAAATCGTCGAGGTGTTCGCGCAGAACGCGCGCCCAGTCACGAGCTTCGGGCGTCCCGGTTTTGTCCAGGTTCCTCTTCACGATGTCCCAAAACTGAAGGTTCGGGGTCATCGAACTGCCGTCCGGATTGGACTTCAGTTGCACTCTGCCATTCACGTCGAATTCGAATGGAATTTTGGGTGCCGGCAAATCGAGTTTTGCCGCCTCGTTCTTGGCCGTCACCATCGCCTTGCGGATGGCGTCCTGAACAACCGGCGCCTGGCTAATCTGCGCCAGCCCGTCATCGAACGGGAGGCTGGCGCCTTCAGAGTATGCCTTGATGTATGCCGGCCTGTTCTCGCGTCGTGCAGCCTCTTGCAGCCGCTCCAGGGCTGGCCCAGGTGCCGGAAAATCAAATGTATCCTTCAGCCACCCGGCAAGACGCGGGCTTTGCGTCGCATAGCCCGCGTCTTGCCG